ACAAACTGCCTCTCCATAAAATAGCCTGCAAACTGCTTCTGGTAGTCTGTCGGCTCAAACCCAAGAACATCCTCGAAAAAGTCTAGAGGATTCTCTTGAAACCTCACACTCTTGTTTCGCTTCTGCTCGAATTGCTGTTCAAGCTTGTGTAGCCTTTTCTCCAAACTCATCGTTTATTCGCTTCTCAAGTTCCTCAAGTTTTTCCTTGATTTTGCCAGTGTCGTACTCTCTGGTGATGGTGCTGATGCTTCGGCTGATGTATGCTGCCAGATGTGCCCACTTCTGCTGTTGCTTGGATGGTCTGCCTCGCTCCTTGACTTTGGTTGCCTGATCATGAGCCATCTCAGCGAGAGCCTTCAAGTCCAGAATGAGACCTGCACGAATTTCCTGAGTGTTAACGTCGAATTTTTTTGCTGTGCGTCTGATTTTCTGAAAAAGTACTGTTTTCAACAATCTGCTGCTATTAGTCTTCAAATATGTTCACACCTTCTGTCCAAAGAATGTTCCAAGCAATGTTCCCACAACCAGAGTAATTGAGGCAAAGATTTCGGTGTTGAATTTGCCAAGGAATGCCATGTGCGCGATTTCTAAGGCAGTTAACAGGATTAGGGCTGCGATGGCTGCTAGGACGCCGTAGACTAGGGTTTGGCTGGGTGGAACCTCAATTCGCCTAGTTTTCTGTCCAGATTTCACCAGCACCTTTTTTGTGAACAGTTTAGAAATTTGCTCTTTCACGTTTACTCCACCTGCACTTGACTTTAACAAAGCATCCGCGTTTGGTTTTGATTTTCATGAGATTCCGTTTGATGATTTCATGAAACTCCGTTTCCAGGTCCTTTTTTCTTCTGACATTGATTTTTTCGATCATGCCCAAGGGTATGCAGTTGTAGACCAAATCGTAGGTTTTTTCGGTGATCTGAAAAATGTCCTTGAGGAGAATCAGGTGCCGTGCCCGTTTCCCTTTGACTCCAACATAGTGTCCGATGCTGGCTACTGGCGTATCAAAATGTGGTTCGCCGCCTTCTCCGGTTCTGCCCATGGCTTCGCTTGCGTCCAGCCAGTAGACCCGAACAAGGTCCCCGAACTGCAGTTTCTCTAACTTGTTTAAGATAGCTTTGTCCATTTTTATTGTCCTCGTTTGTATCGTGATAAGGAACTGCTTTTGCTCTGGAGTCTATACAAGTAATCGGCGAGGAGCGGCGTTTCTTTTCCAAGCTCCAAAACAACCTCCAAAGTCTGCGAAGCAGCATTCACTCTGTATTCTACGCTTATGATGCGGTAGTCAGAGTTGATGTTCTCGTTTGGAAGAGTGACATTAATTTTGTCTCCAGGCAACAACGCAGAACTGCCATAGTCAAGAACTGCAGTCCGAACAGTAATGTAATCGGCTGGGTTCTCCAGATGGGCCAACAAAGCCTTTGCCCTGAGGACACATTCGTTACCACTGTGAAGCTCCTCATCCACTTCCACGAGTTCACGGACACCATAGGCTGACTGGCTGGCTGTTGGCTCCTGAGCAGCGGATGGCCGTCTTGCTTCCCATCGTCCCTTTCCGAAATGGAAAAGGTCTACCCAGACGCTACCGTATGCACTGTCGTTCTGGTTGACAATGAATCTGACTCCCCGTATTAGGTCCCACCTGAAGGCACTAGTGTTGGCGACACTTTCTGTCCACTCGTCCACATGGCTTTTTCCTATCCCAACTTTGATTATCTCCCATTCTCCAGTTTTGGGGATAGAGAAACCTCTCCAGACAATGTTATCGTCGCCGCTGCCGTCATGAAGCTCAATAGTATGATTCAAACTGTGGTTTGAGTCGGCTTTGATGCCAAAAATCAGGGCTGGATAGTCGTTTGCGTTTACGTAGCTGGTTAGAAAGACCCACCAGAAACTAACATAATACATGTAGTCGGTGCAGTTTGCTCTAACGCACTTTAAGCCCTGAAGTAAGCCAGACGTTTCGATGCTCATGGTCGTGTTCCCGGTCAAGGGCTCCCACTTGCCTTGTGGGTGCTCAAGCCAGTAATTCACTTGAGTCAAGTCTTCTGAGAGGGAATCGCTCCATGTCTGGCCGTCAACATCTAGGGGGTAGGGTCGTTCTCTGGCGCCGTAGGTCATGATTCTGTTTCGTATCCGGTGAATGTCCCTGCGGTACTCGCTTGACTCTATCACTTCGGACAAGCTGACGCTGCTGGTTTTGCTATTCCTTGGAAAAAAAGCGAATTTGGCGTCTGGCTCAACCCTGAAGTCGAAGCCCACTGCCCCAGATTTGTCAGCTGAAGAAGCAATGTAACGTAATACATCAAAGACTGGCGTGTTTTCGTACTCCAGCAGCGTGTAGGTTGTGTCCGTGTCTTCTATAAGCTCGGTGGTGTCCCTGACGTGGCTAAGACCCACATAGTAGTCAATGAGGTCTTTTACGATGTCTTCGCCTTTTTGGTTCGTGTAAGTTTTTGTTATCACTCGCCTGAACAGTTTCTCGCCCCAGCAGCGCCCCTTAACTCTGATGTAGTTCTCAGAGGATGTGGACTCGCAGACAACCTCCTCAACCCTTATTGTAGCAATCAGGGGACAGTTGGCTCCTCTTCCGATACTCAAGCTACCATTAACACCCACCGTGACAGGGGATGTGTTCGTGTATTCTTTGTCAAAATTCTGGAGCAGACACGAAAAGCTTGAAACCTCATTGGTGCCACCCAAATGAACCCTCAAATCCAGCACGTCGCCCTGGGGAGGAGTGACTGAACCAAAAACTAGGGCAACAACAGGCAACGCTACGCTCATTCGACGCCTCTCCTCCAGAAGGCTTCCTCTTCTCCTGCCCGTTTCACGTTTCGTCCGTAACTGCTGGTTTCTGCCCATGCAGCATTGTAGCCCTTCACGGAGGCTGTTGCAGCATCCATCTGGGACGCAAAATGCCACATCGCAGCAGCGGCAGCAACAATCACAGCTACGCCCACGCCAGTCAAAGCCAAGAACGTAGCATAACTGATGTTCAGGGCGTTCTGGGCAGCCGTAGCAATCCAGCAGGCAGCAGCATACACCTTCTGGGCAACAGCCACTCCGATACTTGTTCTCATGAAGGTGCCCATAACCGTAACAACCATCATGGCGCTGTTGAAGACCCGAGCCTGTTCAGTGTTCAGTATCCCGAACTGGTGGGCAATGTATCCAACTGCTACGCCTGCTGCTCCTATTCCAGCCACTGCAGATCCTAAACTCTTGATTCTTGCAGTCAACGCTTCCGCATCTGTTTGGATTCTGGTGAATTCGTTGCTTGCGCGGTTAACAGCCCGCACCGTAACAGCTATTTCACGGAAACTCACAAGCCTGCCTCCCGTTTTGCAGCTTCAATGGCCTCACTGATTATCGTTTCTAGGTGTGGCAAAGCTTCCTGAACAGCAGGATAAAGAAACGGGCGTGCTCTCATGTAGCGGGTTCCAAGCTCAACAAAAATGGCATAGGTGGCTTCTGCGCCGATGTCTGCAATCCATTCGCCCATTTTGGCGTAGATGGAGCCCCTTAGGTGCCCTGTTTTCACTGGAACCTGTCTTCTAGCTGATGTTTTGACTTCTTCTGCCCAGTTGCGGAGCCGTTCATGAACTTGCCGTTGCATGCCCGAATCAAACTGTTTTAGTGCCTGCGTGAATTCGGTGGCACCTGCTACGTCGATGCTTACCTCGATTGCCATCTCGATTTTTTCTCCATTTTCTGTTTTTCTTCCTCTGCTTGTCGGTCAAGCTCATTGAGAATCAGGATGAATTCTTGGACGGTTTTGGCTGATTGCCTGTCGAGCTGGTTTGGGGTGAAGCCGAACTCTTTGCAGAGCCGAAACATTGTGACTGACGGGTGGGGCTTGCCTCGCCTGATTGCCCTGATAAAAAACGTGTCTCCTCAACCGTGACACTGCAGAGCCTGTTAGCTGTCTGACTAAACAATTCACCAAGCTCGATGGGTACTCCGTCTTCGTTGCTAAGCAGCTTTTCGAGACTCACGGGCTGGTTTGGGGGCTGCTTTCTGATGCTTGCCCAGATTGTTTCCGCCTGAATCGCCACAAAATCGCTCTTCACCACTTGACCCGTCACAGGATGATAGCGGGTGTGCTTCTGGATGATGCGGTTACGTTTCGCCCAGGAAATCTCTCCAAAAACGTATTTGCCAGCATATTCTTCTCCGAATCTGCCGTCAACCTCAACAGTTTCTGTCCTCAACACTTCATCCCCCTCTAGCTTATTGCCACACTCTTCGCCACAAAAGGCGCCTTCACAGAAATCAAATCCTCAATTCTTGTCGGCGGCGAAACGCTGTCCCATTTACAATCGCTAAATACTGCCTTGCTGCTTCCTCCTAGCCCAAACTCTAGATCAAATTCTGTGTCATTGATGACGTCATCGAACTCGTCTTTGGTCTCAAAATCGAAAGTCACCTCTCCAGTAAGGTTTCTGTGTCGTTCAGGTAGGTACTTGAGTAGATGCCCGTTTGTTGTTCTGATGACTGGCACACGCTTCAGGTTATTCTCGATGGTGAAACGGAAGTCTGTTACATGCTCCAGCGTCGTTGTATCTTGTTTGACGTAGCTTTCGTAGTAGGGCACTGCTCCAGAGTGTTCAGCATATGTTGCGCCACTGATTTTGGCGGTTCCCACAGCAACGTCCTGTCCAATAAGCTCAACAGTTGCCTTCACCAGATCCTCCACAGAGCATTCTACGGTTAGGCTGTTGAATCTGCAGCCAGTATACAGCAGGTCAACTATGCTTGTTGCCTTCTCGTAAACAACTTCCACACTCAACGAATTCAGCGTCTGAACATGTAACAGAAAGTCGATGGGCGAGACGGATGGCAGATTGTAGCCGATTTTCAGTCCCACTTGCCGCAATCCTTTGCGTATTGTTTGTAGGTCTCGGGAACCTGTGCCTCTGACTCTGATTAGTCCAGGGTTTAGGGTGGGTTCCACGTTTTCGGCTGTGGCTAATCCCGTCATTGAGGGGGTTGTTGGGGTTTCGCCGTAGGTTGACTCTACGACATAGTAGGCTTTTGCCTCATGGGCTCCATATACGGGTGTAGTCAATTTTCATTTCTCCTTTTTATGTGACCGTAACATTCTCAAACAACCAAGTTTTGACGGCAAACTCTGTCCGCCAAATGTAAGGCTTCAAACGAACATCATCTGTGTCCCTGTAAGAAACCAAATCCACGTAGCTGATGCCCTCCACTGTCACAAGACAATCCACAACATCACAGTAGAGGACAGCAGCAGAACTACCATTGCTCGGGTAGGTTGTTCGGGCAAGCAAAT